AAACAAAAGCCCCCTTACGGAGGCTCTAAAGTACTGCTTAGGCCCCTTCATCCTCTACGGGTGTTGGGGCTTCTTTTTGTCTGTTGTTATTGCTTGTGTTCTTCCTTCAGCTTGTTCAAGTACCACTGCGCTTTGTTAAGGTCTTGCAGTGGCTTGCCTTTGTAACGGTAGCGCCACAGGTATTTAATGGTGTTGCCCTTCAGATACCCCAGGTACTCCTCTTGAGACATTGACGCCTTGATGGCTTCGATGGCCTCTACCTTACCGCTGTTGTAGTGCTGGGGCCGTTCTACTTCGTCAAAGCGGGGTACTCTACGATCTTTATCCCTACAGTAGTTAAGTGGAGCCTCTACCGTACAGGTAGTATCGTTAATCATTTGACTCATCAGGCTGTAGTTGTTCCACTCTGTTGCTGTGCCGACCATTGTGTTCTCCCGTGGTTTTCGTGAAAGCCATACTTCAGTTCTGCGGACTTCCTGGCGCAGACTGCTTCAAAGAAGTCTTCGTAGCAACCCAGATGCTTAGCAATCCCCAGAACCATTATGGAGACTTGCCACTTATTTCGGGCCTTACACCAGAACGCCCCAGTAACTCCTGACTTATTGTTGTGATTTCTCGGTCTGTTTCGGTGGTTCTCTGCGTGGGTCACTTCTCGCAAGTTATCCCACCTATCGTCTTGCTTGTTGCCGTTAATGTGATCGACACAGTTGGGCCAGCGCCCTTCCAGCAGTGCAAATGCTACTCGGCTGCGTCTAAGTGGGTTGGGCACACCATTGCCGCTCCCTAGTTTCCAGTACCCGGACACCTTATCAAGATAGCCAGCGGGCCTGTCACTTGGGCGTCCCTTGCGAGGTACTGCCCACCACACCTCCCCAGTCTCTTTGTCGTACCTCAAGTTCTCCCGCAGCCACTCTATTGACGGGAGTGCTTGCTTCCTACTTTGTTGGTTATGGCCGTCCATACCTGTCCCTCAGATACTGCAAAGACACTGGCATCTCATCAAAGCTGCCCTCCTTTACATCGTGTAGTATCCACACACCAGACCAGCTACCGTTAGTCTGAGGCGTCAGGTAGTCTTCAGCGTGTTGATAGAAGATACCTGCAAAGATGCCTGTCACTGGTGTACCATCTCCCCTACGGCTATAGGCAATGTCCCTGTCCTGCACATGGCCCATCACGGCTGACATCATCTTCTTGGTCAGTAGGGTCTTGGCAGAATTCACCGGCCTCCCCATGACACCACTGGTAAAGTAGTGACTGAACAGTACCCCACCGATATTGACTACTTCAAGGAAAGGGTGGACTTCCCAGTTGTACTTCTTCAGGTTAAGATCGTCAAAGCCGATAACACCTTCCAACACTGCATCGTTATCTACCGCTCTAGCGATCCTGTTCTCATGGTTTCCCAGTGTGAACACCAGTCGGGGCTTCCAGAGCTTCTCCTTGTTTCTCTTCAGACGCTGCTGCTCTTCGATGATAGGAGCCATCAACAATGCCATTGCAGCATTACCAGCGTCTATGTCTTTGGTGTACCGCCTGCCTTCAAAGGACTTCTTACCCTTGTCATAGCTACTGAGACTTGGCATGTCCCAGAAGTCCCCAATGTTGACGATAACGTCAGGCCTCATATCTACTGCGTACTGCCCTGCCCAGGAAAGATGGTCTGTTGATACATCCGGCTTTACTTGGCAGTCTGGGATCACCATTATTCTCATGCTCTACTCCATGATACCGGCAAGGTATCTTCTGTGAAGTATCTAAAGCCCTGTAGGGAAGCCCACTCACCATGAGTCAGTTTGGTTCCGTCTGACCGCTTACGCGCTCCGGGCATAGGAGTCATGGGGTTGTAGAACACAAACACCAGCTCCTCATTCTTCCCTAGCCCCTTGTGTACATCAACGTACTTACGGGCTTCCCCTCTGTCCCTGAAACGTCCCTTGGCCTCTATGTAAATCTTCCAGCCGCCCTTGCGTGAGGTATCGTTGAAGATGAAGTCAGGCTCATAAGTCTTTACTTGAACGTACTCTACCTTCTCTGTATGACACTTACATCCTTTCAACTGCTTGGTGTGTAAGTCGTACTCGAACCAACTGTCATACCCCTTTGGCGGCTTCTCTCTGCGTTTCTTCACATTCCGTGGCCTTGGTAGTTTTAGGGGGTTGCCATATCTCACCTACATGCCTCCGTAAGTAGAGTAGTCTTCCATTCTCTATCGCCCGTTCTTCAGACCCCAACAGCTCCACGCACTTCTCAAACATGGCGCGTTCGGTCTTGCAGTCTTGAAAATGTTTCTTAGCCTTCACAGGGCCGATACCTTTGACACCCTGTATGTTGTCGATCCTGTCGCCTACCAGAATCTGACAGTAGAAAGAAAGGAGTCCCTGAGCGGCAGTTACGTAGTACACTTCGTTCTTCACAAAGTTGTAATGCCACCCAGGAACCTGATCGAAGTCCTTGTCAATGCTACAGATGATGCTGCCATTACCGAGGCGGGTGGCCTCTATGGCTATCCTATCGTCTGCTTCTTCATTCACTGACAGGTCGGACGGGTGAGTATCTAACAGGTGCTGCCGTACTTCTTGTAGGTAGGCTGGCTTCTCTGAGGGTCTATTGCCCTTGTACTCTCTGGTGACTGCTACATCCTTCCTGAAGTTCCCCTTACCGCTTAGAAACACACAATATTGGTTTATTTCGGGGTCGGTGTTCTTCAGGATGTTACGGATGTAGTCGTCAGCAATACGGTAACAATCATCCAAGTCTTCCACTTCACGGCTGAAGACTGTTCTGTAACAGATGATGTCACCGTCAATCAACAGCATTACAGTTCGCCGTCATCAACGCCAGCGGGTTCAAACTCTTTCAGCTCAGTAACGACCAGCTTGGCAATGCTCAGGCCGTGGGTGGAGCCGTCAGGGCTTTTGCGCTTGAACGGGAACACCGAGCATACAATATTGCCACGGCTACCGTTGGAGACCTTAGCAGTCACTGGAGCGCCTTTGGAGTCTACTGTCAGGATCGGGTGCAGAGACTTAGCAGTCACAAACGTACCCTTCTCAGGCTTGTCAGCACGGGTGCGCAGACGCAAGGGGCCGAGACCGAGGAGCTTGTTCTGGTTCTCTTCCGACAGGTTCACAAGGTCTACTTGGTATTTACCCGACAGGTCATTGGTGTGGCTCAGGCAAGCCCACTGGAGTTCCACATCAACCAGCTTTACAGTTTCAATCGCCATATTCTTAATCTCTTTGGGTTATTTTCCAAACGGCGCAATGCCGTTAATGTTTATACTACTGGGGTGTTCTAAAGAAGTCAACCCCACTGTGCCGCCATTGCAGCAGCAATTCCTTCATAGGTTCTACTGCGTTCCTTCCAGCGGTTCTCTGATGGCGGCATCTTCCATACCCGTTGTTCTCTGCCTTCTACAATGTTCGTAGGTATCAGATAGGGTAGGCTATGCAACCATAGGCCCGTCTTCTTAGTCTCGCCATGCCCGAACTGCCACGGCTGGATGTACTGGGGCTTTGGTAGGCCCTCTACTTTATTCAATACGCCAACAGGGTTCTCCATGCAAACCTTGTCTGCGTTCTCCTTAGCCACTTGCCAGAGGCGCTGAGTCCATGCTGTAGCCTCTAGGCGCTTGTCAAACATTGGCATCCCTGTACCGTACCACCTGTTACCGGATACTGCTAAAGCTGTGCAAGGCGGGTGCATGATGATGATGTCCCAACCCAGCCGGATAACGCCAAAGCAGTCCCCTTTGAAATGGTACTCTGGTGAATCTTCTGCATCCAGTAGATCGTTGCTCCAGGCATCGTGTCCTTTAGCCCTGAAGGCTCTCCTAACTACTCCACTGTACTCACAAGCCACCAACACCCTCATGGCGTGTACCAACTAATCACTTTCTTCAACGCCTTCCTGAACTTCTTGAGCTTCTCTAGGTCTTCCACAGGGTCATTGCAAAAGATGCGAACAGATCGAACAAAGCTACCCTCGCCATCCTCTTGGCTTGTGTGTCGCCTAATGGAATCTTCGATGTACCCCAGCGTATCCGTCAGCGACTCTACAACTACTTCGTCTTCGTTAATATCTACCATTAGTTGTTTGAACATATCGTCACCATGTAATTATCAACGTAATCATCCCCAGCACCCCAAACACCATACCGCCCAGTAGCATGTAGCCTGCAACTAACTTCATGTTGTCGGGTTCCTGTACGGGATCGTCATAAACAACAGTACTCCACAACACCATCAGGAACGTCAGCGAAAACAGTAACAATGATGCCTTTGTAAATAGTTCTAACATTAGTGTGTCTCCTCCCAACTATTACCTACTTTGTATTCCCCAGAGAGCGGACAGCGCATGTCGAAATACTCTCCGGCCTCTCTGATAGAGTCTACACCCAATTGCCCCACAGTCTCTGCAATCTCTGTCGCACACTCCAACTGCCATTCATCGTGAACATTAAGCAGGAACTGTGCATCCAGCTTTGCTTTCCGCAGCTTCATGTAAAAGATTACCAGAGCCTTCTTCATCACTACCGCCCCAGCGCCCTGCAACAACGTGTTCAATGCAGAGTGTGCTGACCGTACCCGCAAGACCCGACCATCAAGTCCTGGTAGAGTCTGATCCTTCTGTACCAGCCTGTCTACCTTGTCCTTCAGCACTTGGAACTTAGGCATCCCGGCCATGAACTGGGCCATCATCTTGCCGCCCTCAGTAGCCCCGCCATCAATAATGCTGCCGATCTTACCAGCCCCTGCCCCATAGCACAGGGCGTAGATGAAGGTCTTTGCAGCGTCCCTGCTGGGCAGTCCTGCCTTGTGCTGGTTCAGGGTGTGTACGTCCGTGCCGTCTTCCTTACGTCCCTCTGCTACTGCCTTGGTGAACTCATCGTCCTTCATGTAATGCGCCAGCATACACAGCTCCAGCGCACTAGCGTCAATCCCTACCATTACCTTGCCGGTGCTGGGCCTGAACAGCGCCCTGCATTCCTTGCCCAGATAACTACCGCAGCTTGGTACTTGTGCAAGGTTGGGGGTTGCGTGAGTCATTCTCCCCGTCACCGCACCGTTGGTAATGATCCTGCCGTGTATCTTGCCTGCTCTGGTACACAGCTTGTTCCATTGTGCCAGCATCCCCTGCCGCTTCTGTAACGTCAGGTATTCTGAAATCAACTGCGCTTCTTCACAGGGTATTGATGCCAACACAGTCTCATCAATCTTGTGCTTGCCTGTCTCGGTCTTTGCAGTCAGGTAGCTTTCATGCCCCAACTGAATCAGCTTCTCTGCAATCTGCTGCCTGCTACTGACGTTGAACATTACTTCAACAGCCTTCAGCGGCTTCCCTGTCTTCTCTGATACCCGTTCAACCATGACTGGTGGGAACAGTACTTGGAACTTGTCTTCAATTACCCGCATACGGTCAGTGACGGACTTCTCCAGCTCCATGCCGCCTAGAAAGTCGTAGGTAACTCCACGGCGTCTTTGTTCTTCAATGACTATAGCAACCTGACGTTCAAGGTTCTGGGAGTCATCACTGAAACCGTCTGCATCCAGATGGTCATCAAGGTACTTCAACAGCTTCACGGTTATGGCTACGTCCTGTAAGCAGTAATCGTGCATCTCCTGGGTGTAGCCGCCATCGTAGTCCTTGAAGTCTCCCTTGGGCATCTTCAACCGACTACCCCAAGCATCAAGGCTGTGTCCACCATCAAGGCTAGGGTTCCAGAGCCTGCTTAACACCAGCGTATCAATCAGTTTCTTGGTCGGTATCTTGACGCCCCAGACCTTCTCCAACACAGGGGCATCGAAGCCAATGATGTTGTGTCCTACTACAAACTCTGCCTCATCTACCAGTCGCTGTACTTCTTTACTGTCACGGGTAACGTGAGCGAGTAGGCCGTCTACGTTCCAGCCAGCGCACCATATCTCATCGTGTGCTAGGTTGGTTTCAATGTCCAGATAGAGTGTTGTCATTGGTGTCCGCTCTTGGGGGAGTCCTTCCCAAAGAACTCATCATGGTCTCGCTGAGACTCTTCAAACATATCAATTACCTTCACACTCCACAGCGCCAGCCAAGTCTTGAAGTCCGTCAGCTCATAGGAGCCTTCTTGGATCGACTGGAATACTTCTTCAATGTCTCTACTCTGCATCGTAATCTACCTCCCATATAGTTACAGGGTCGGGTAAGACTTCGCCAATCCTCAAGTCCTCCCGTTCTTCTACCAGCGAACACTCCGCTTTGATGCTGTTGAAACAGCGGTTACAAAGGTCTACGAACTCGCGGGACTGCATCCACTTTCTAGTGGCTTCAAAGTCTGTCATGTCGCAGTTGCAGGCTAGGCATCTCATACACTTCCCCAGTTCTTCAGGACTACCCGTATCCAACTGATACCATACACTACCGCCAGAGCTACAATGCCCCACTGTCCGTTGATCCACGCTGTCAGCATCCAGAAAGGCTCCCCTGCCAGCCCCACAATCCCTGCCCAAGCCCTTGTGCGTGGCTCCTGAGAAGCTATCAAGTACAGCGACAAACAACCTGTGCAGGTTATTACAGCTTGAGCAAAGAAGTCTAACATGTCAGTGACCTTCAAAGCATTGTGGAATGTCAATATGTCGGCTCAACGGTGCTTCGCCCTTGCCGCCCTGCTGTTCCCACCAGAACCTTGCAGACTCCTTGACGGCCCGTGTCAGGGCTATGGGGCATTTGAATCCTTTGGTGCAGTGTTCGTAGTAGGGGCAATACGCATGGTCGTTATAAGTTCCTGGTGTGCTTTGGTGTTCGTAGTCCATTAGTAGTCAGCCTCTTTAATAAATACTCCTGCCGGATTCATGTAGCCGCGCCTGTCCTTGATGTCCAGATAGGCTATACGCAAACACTCTTTCAGAGTAGTCCCAGAGAGCAGTGCCAGATTATTCAGCACTACGATCATGTCCCCGATGTCGTCTTTAACCGGCTTGCCCCGTACCAAGCTCGCTGCAAGCTCCCCCATCTCCTCGGTCAGCTTCATAAACTGAGCCTTGGTGTTGCCGTTCTCCAGTATCTTGCGGTCACGGCTCCATTCGGTACATTTTGTAACAAGGTCATCTAAATTCATATATCCTCACAAAGTGTCTTCAATCTCAGTCATTCTACCGGTAGTCTTATCGTAAATCAAGTGACAAGCCACCCCAGTGTCCCCAGTGACACGGCTCTTGAGTACTCGGAGCTTCACCGTATTGCGCTCCAAGGCATCCTCGGCCTGACTGTTACGTTCTGCACCAATCACTACGTCCGACAACTGGGCAATGGAGCCTGATCCACGTAGCAGGCCCAAGTGTACTGCCGCACCCAGCTCTAGCGGCTTGCCGTCAGGGCGGGTAAGGTGGCTCACAATGAACAGGCTGCAATGGGTCTGCTGTACTACCTCGGTGCGCAGGCGGGTCATCAGCTCATCCAACACCTGCCGCTCATTCTGTGTAGCCTCCCCAGACACGATGATGCTGATGTGATCCAGGATGACTACCTTGCAGTTCATGGCCTTGATAAAGTACTTCAAGCGGCTGATTACATTGTCGATCTGTGAAGACCCCCAATGTTCCCAGAACTGTGTACGGTGGCCCAGCCCCAACGTATCAAAGGCCTCGTCAATCTCTGCTGACGTATACGCTACGCCATCAAGGTGGATGGGCTTGTTCAGGTAAAGCCCTGCCAGCCCTCGCATGGTGCGCTCTGGCGTCTCCTCAAGGAAGGCAAGGCCCACCCCTACGTCACTGTTCTGGAGGATGTACATTACAATCTCCCGCAGGATGCTGGACTTACCAGTGCCGGAGCCTGCGCAGATCGTCACCAGCTCTGCTTCCCTAATGCCCCGCAGCATCTTGTTCAATCCCTTCCACGGGTAGGTCATGCTTGGTGCCTGTACCGGCGTCTTCAGCACATCCCGCAGAGTCTCGCCAGCCACGATACCGTCAGGGACGAACCGCTCTGCCCGCCAGAATGCTGGCATAAACTCTACCGTCCTGCCCTTCTGGTAGTATTCGCAGGCGTCCTTGATACCGGCAGGGTGCTTCATAATCTTGGCCTTGCCGCCGAACAGCTGCGCCACTTCCTTAGCAGCCTTCTGCCCCGGTTCGTCAGAGTCGAAACAGATCACGATGCCTTCAAAGCTGTCCAGCCACTCATACGATACCCTGCAACTGCTCAGGGCGTCACTGGCACCGTTCTTGATGCTGACGGCAGGGTACTTGCTCCCCATCAACTGATACACTGCCATGCAGTCTTCCTCACCTTCCGTGATTGTGACGTATCTACCGCCACCGGGGAAGTTCTGCTGGCCGAACAGTAAAGCCCTTTTCTGCTCCCCTACCCAAGGGAAGGCCTTGTCAGGGTAGCGCATCTTGATTGCTACCGGCTGTGTGGCAGACTCCTTACTAAAATAGGCGTAGTAGGTCTTACCTGGCGTATATACGGTCTTGTAGAACCTTGCCGTATCCTCACTAATTCCACGCTCAGGGCAGCCTTTGTAGTCCCCTGTAGCGATTAAGTTCTCCACGCTACTGAAGGACGGCTTGGCCGTTGGCGTCTCAATTCCCTTTGCCTTGGTGTACCCTTCCGGGGCATCGAAAGTGTTTGTGCAAGCAAAGCAGTACACCTTGTTCCTGTCGTCCAGCGCAGCAGCGTCAGAGCTACCACAGTTATCCTGGTCAGGGCAGGGCAGGTGCGATCTAATGAATGTCATTTCCTAAACTCCTCCGGCACTCCGAGTCTTATCACCCAGTCGCGCAGTTTGTTTTCATTCGGCATGTCACGTTTACCAGCCAAGCATTCCCACATTTCAGCCTCAACCTTGGCACGGTTTATCAGCTCATAGTACCCGCTGCGGAAATTACGGAGTCTCCAAAGGATTCTACGTATCATTTCCCTTCCTCCTTAGTTTCCCCTTGCGGGGAAGCCATTGCGGCGGCTGCGGCCCTGCGGTGATACTTCTCAATGTAGCGCAGAGCGGCAAAGGCATCATTCAATGCCGTCCACAGCGTGTCCCGCTCGGCACGTAGCGTCCGGTATGCTGCTACAAGGTCAACGGAGGCGGCATCTTTGGCTTCCTCCATTTCATCCAAGCAGTTGTTACAGTACAGCGTCCCGTCTTCCTGGTACTCTATAAAATCAGTGTCGAGCCGCTTGTCGCAGCCTTGGCAGTTGTCGATGCTCATGCGCGCACCTCCTTCCACCAAGGGCAGGCCCATGTAGCCACCGCCGCGCCTACAGCGAACACAAAGCAGATTGCCAACTCTTCGCCTCGCTGCGTCAGATCGGCACCGCCGAGCCAGAACGTCAACGGGGAAAATGCCGAGGCCATCAGTGTTGCGATTATTTGTTTCATATCCCTTTCTCCTTCTCAAGTTCGGCCAGCAGGGCGCGGGCAAGCACTACCGCCCTCTCCGCGATTGCTGCATTGCACTCGCCCTTGTCGTATTTCGGGGAAGCTGTGAGGCACAGCCCCTGCATTGCCAGCCCAGCGAAGTATTCCAGTTTGGTCAGTCCTCC